CCCAGTCAAATTCAGCAGACGTAATACCAGTTGAAGCAGTTGTGCTTAGGGTATCGGTGCCGCTGTATGATCCAGCAGCAGCGTTAGCGCCATAAATAATAGGCACTACAATTTTAGCGCCTCCATCTACACGACGAATGTTCTTATCCTTTGTTAAAGCATAGAACAGAGGGCGTGCTGTGAAGACATTATCCTCTAGCTTTGGAACATAGTTGTTCAAAGTTGTAGAGAGGATTTCATCAAAGTTGGCGTTACCAGCCATTTAGTTTCTCCTCCTGAGAGTTATAGGGTTATGACCCAAGTTGTTCTTTAGCCTGAAGAAAAGCATCCCTTATAGAAGTAGGAGTTTCACCAACTCCACCTCTCACAACGCTCCCCGCCTGTTTAGTTGCTCCCCCCTCAACAACTGACGCTTCACGTTTAGATTGGACACGTTCTTGTTCTTCCTCTAGCCGCTGAGCTTTTTCAGCGACATCAGAGAACCGCATGTGCGTGAACGCTGCTTCTAAATTCGGAATTTGTTCTTTCAAAGCATGAGAAAACAGTTCTTGTTCATCGAACTCACCGAACCGATTTTTCAAACCTGAAATTTCTTTCTCCAAGTCTTGTTGTCTTTGCACCTTCGCCTGTTGTTCAATCTGCGTTTCGAGTTTTGCTAATCTCTTATCGTGAGGGTCATCCATTTCCCATCTATCCTCTGTATCAGTGGTATTAGTGATTCTGGTGTTGTCCTCAACTCCAAACGCAGTAGATAAAGCTTCTAAAGTCGCCGCTGGATCAGCCTCCAGCGCCTTCCCTATTGCTTCATACTGTTGCAGGCGTTGACGTTCGGATGCCAGCTCTTGCGTTTTACGTGTGTAATCCGCTTGTCTGCTGTATCCATCTTGAAGTTCATCTAGGGTGACCTGTTGTTCTCCGCCGTCTACCTTTATGGTGTAGGTTTCGCCAGCAGGTTCCGCAACTACTTCTGTAGAACTTTCTGGAGTGTCCGCTTGTACGGATTCCGTTAGTTCAGTTTCTTCGGGCATAAGCCTCTCCTTTGGAGTCCTAATGGGCTGCTCCTAAACACACGGCAAAGGTGTCCCATTAAAGAGAAGGCAAAGACATACCCATCTGATTCTGCAACTGAGTCAAAATCTCAGGCGGCACACCGCCAGTAGGTGCAAACGCTTGTTCCATACCAGGAGGTTCAGCAACAGGTGGTCCCATAGGCATCCCACCATCAGGGCTAGGTGGTTGCCCACCTTCAGCACCAGGCATAGGTGGTTGCTGCTGCATTAAAAACTTTTCAGGGTTCTTAATGCCAAATCCTTGTTGTAATACATGGCGAGCCAACGCAGAAGGATCAATAACAGTACCGACAAGAGGGGCAACAGCATTCAATAAAGAAACAGCTTGTTGCTTACGAATCGTGTCGTTCATAGGTTGAGTAGAACCTGCTTCAACATCGAAATCGTATTCGCCAACAATGTCATCTCGACTAAATGGGATATAAAGATTGTCACCATTTTTGCCAGTGATACGAGCCATCTGATCCCCAGTCATGTATTGCTGCATCAACTGGATAACACGGCGAGCGATTGCGCCGATCCCCAACTCAATAATTGCAAGTTTGTCAGAAGCTCTAGCGTTCTGAGCATCAGCCAAAATAGAAGCCTCTGTAGCAGTACGACGTATCTCAGGCATACCGCCACGCGCATACTCGCTTAAACCAGAAACAGTGTTTATATCATCCTCAATGATCGCTGAATGATTATATATTTCAGGAGATATAGGTATCTGTGGCATAGGGACAACAACCTCAGAAAGAGGTCTGTTCTCATCAACAACAGGAACTAACCGACCATCATCGTCTGCTTCTAAAGCAGAACGACCTTCAGGACCAAACGAACGTTCATGGTAAAGATATTTACGAGCGTAACGTTTACGATGCTGAACCAACTGAGTACGAGTCTTATTAAGTTCTTCCTGCAAAGGCTCTATAGCTTCCAAATCACCCATTGGATAAAAATGGTCAGGAACGTCATAGTTCCGAACCATTACAAAAGGTTGACCGTAAGCGTAAGGCATAGGTTTCGGATCGATTAAGAAATCGTCACCATTGGAAGACAAAACACTCATCGTATTGTTTTCCATATCGTAAAATTCCCAAACAGTGACCCTCTCAATATCAGTTCCGCTTCTATTGCGTTCATAATCGTCTGTGTAACGAGGATTCAAACCAGCATCAGCAGATAACTTACGGCGAGTACTTTGACGGTAACGCTTATCACGTTGAGCCTCTTCTAAAGGTCGAACAACACGTTGCGCTATCCACGTTGCATCATCCATGCAAGTCGCTTCAGGATCAACAAAAATGTCAAAAGGAGAAACACGCTCCACAAAAGGTCGATCATCAACTACGCGAGATTCCGTTTTAGGAACCCCATTTCTAATATCTTCATCCGTAGGCAAATCACCTGCCATCAAAGGAACACCCTCAGCGTAACGATCAGCTTCCATTAACCCTTGCTGCATCATCTCTTCACGTTCAGCATCAGATAAAGACTGTTCCTGCTCTATAAAACGCCAACCAACTTTTACCCAACCATGCCCCAAAATAAGAAAATCTTTAACAGCGCGACGGAACGGAGTGCGGAAATCGTAATGCTTCCACAAATAATTAACTACAGCCTCAACAAACGCAGCACGATCATCATTCTCAGGTTCATTAGGGGAAACAACAATTTTCGGATGGTTCACAGAAACAGACGGTGCAATCACATTTACGGTTGAAAAAGCCAAATTTACAGCCACAAGGTCTTGACCTTCTGAACCAGGAGCCCAATGCTTTCCACGATACAAGTCGATTAAACGATGCCATAAACTATCTAAACCCTCCTGTTCCCGCCAACGACGAGAAATATCTAACCTTCGGTTATACAACTCAAAAAGTTCACTCTTAGGTTTCTTACGCTTAGAACCATACGACGGCATCAAACCCACCTAGCCCCAGCTGGCTCAATCCGCAATCCTGCGTCTGTTGCTTCTTTCCTAATTTTTGCTTCACGCTCATTCATAGTTAAACCCTGTTCCTCTTTAGGCAACGAAGCCTGATAACCCACCCCAACATCAAACTTGATCCCTTGAAGCTTTAACCGCCACACCCACAAGTCATCTACCTCTTCGTCCGACAAAGGTCCACGAAGGTCCACGACATATTCGCGGAACTCTTCCTTAGTTGCGGAAGGCGGCAAAACCGCCATCTTTATTTGCCGTGACGATTTTTGGGAGTTGCTCGAACAGAGACTCCAGCGCCTTTTTCGCCACCACCATCAGCGGAAGTACCGCCCATGCGAGTAGTAGCAGGCTGAGAGCCACCTGGTCGTGAAGGACCGTGAGCTAAAACTCCTGTATTACCTAATCCTGGTTTGTTGCCAGGTGAATGCGATTGTATTTTCGCCATTTCTTCTCCTAATAGGGAAACGTTTACCTATTTACGCAGTAAAGGTGTCCCACGAACAGCAGAAGAACCAATAGGTCCAGTGGTAGTCGGACCAGAATCAGCTTGACGAACCCACCAATCAAAAGTCAAATAATCATTCACCGCAGGAGCGTTCTCAGGAGCGTTCACAAATTTTCTCATCTGGTTCGCCAAAGCGAACGCCATCACACGGTCATCGTAAGGGGAACCATTCATAGACCCCCGCTCATTGCGAACAAAAGTCCGCAACTCAGTAATCAACCCTTTAGAGCGTAATACAAGTTCATAGTTTCTTAAAGCCATCGACAAATCATCAATCATCAAAGGTTTAGAAGTACGAGTAGTTTTCCACCCATACTCTTGCGAAATCTTATTCGTAGCCTGATTCAAAGACCTGCGGCGAAACAAATTCGGATAACCCAACTGACGTAAAATAGTGATCGTAGTTAAACCATGATTGTTTGATTCAACACAACACAACGCATCCCGATACCACAAACCCAGCATAAAAACTTCATGCGCTAACTCGTCAGGAGCGATATGCCCATGCCACTCAGCGACCTGCTCCCCAGTTTTAACATCCAAAACCTCAATAACTGAAAAGTCGCCATGACCTAAACCCTCAGCAGTATCGACACCCATCACATAAGCAGACTCAGGATCAGGTTCAGACCAAATAGTTAAACTCATTGAACTTGAAACTCCATCACTCTCGTCTGAATCTCCTGCAACCAGCCCTGAACACCAGGAGTCACACTACGAGACAAAACATCCAACACTTCCAAATCAAAAACAGGATTACCAGACTTAACAAAAGCCTCCTCAGCAGAATTAGGGTACTCCTGAGCTAACTGCCAAGAAGACATCGCCTGCCGTTTAGACTCATACCAAGACTCATCACGATCCTCGCTCGCAGACCAAGCAAAAAACATTGTCTCAAAGTTATTAACCCCAGCCTCAGCACCCACCCACAACTCATGAAAAAAGTTTCCAGAACCATTAGCCGTAGACAACCCAATAATTCGACCACCCACATCAGCCACAGGCTCAATGGAAGCCCACGCTTCCTCTGGATTAGGGAGGAACGCCCATTCGTCAACCACAATCAATGTTGCTGACTCGCCACGAGCAGGATCAGAAGCGGAAGGCATCGACGTTATTTGAGAACCGTTATCGAACGCCATGCGTTGCTGATGCTCTGCTAAAGACTTAGGTCCACGCTCTTCCATCCATTTAGGCAAATGCTTAAACCCATACTTCGTTTTCCTTAAAAGCAATACAGCTTCACGTTCAGTACGAGACAAATCAATAATGTTTTGATCAGGGTGAAAAAACGCCAACCAAAACTGGTGAGCCGCCACTAAAGTAGACCAACCGATTTGTCTTGCCTTCAACGTTAAAGAATAACGATGGTCAGCCCAATGCTCTAAAGCAGAAGCTTGCGCTTCACGCAACCCAAACAAAATGCGACCATGAGCAGGATGCGCTATATGCCAGTAATTGCGTAAAAAATAGGCTTCAGAAGCGACGCAACGCCGCCATTCAACTTCCTGCTTTAACTCCTCAACCCGACTCATTGCTTAAAAATTAGCGTGATACCATTCACCTATTCGCATCCCTGTATCGCAACCCAAATCAGGTCTAATGCACCTCTCACGGACAGTACCATCTTCATATTCAACAACTTCATGCCCAAAATGCCCAACAACATTCCTGTTGTCTCCAGGATTATGACCCGAAACTCTGTCTTGAAGATTAGGAGTCATACCAGAACCAGCAGGATGATTAGAAGTTGGAGCTTGCTTACTAACTATTTTCCCAAACTTTTTACTCTCATAAGTAGAATCATCATCCATGATTCTGTTAGCCATAGCCTCAACCTGAGCAGAATCAAACTTCCCAACCTGACCTCCCTCATTCCAATGCCAGTCAGCAGGTCGATTAGCCGCAGACTGCATCTCAGAAGGAGGCACTGGCATCGTACTCTTACCCATTGACGGATTGTTCAACAAACCCAGCCTCCGCTGCTCCTCATAACTACGAGGTTGAAGGTCGCGAGTATTAGCAAGCGACGTGTGATCAACCTCATCACCAGTCCTATAAGGCGGTGTAGGAGGACCAGAAACCCCAGCAAAAGGATTAACCTGCGGACCACGCGAAGCAGCCAACAAAGCCTGCAAAATTTCAGGCGGTAAACTCCTACCACCTGGAACCCCAGCGCGACGCGCCTCAGGACCAGCAGAACGACCAGACATCATCTGCTCAGCCATACGCCTCATCAACTCACTAATATCAGCCATAAAAACTCTCTCTCAACTATTGGCAGGACTCACAGCTCTCTGGATTCTCAACGCCACAATAAACAACATCGTCATCACCCCACTGAACAGAATCCACAAAACCATCGACATTTTCTTCCCCATCACGCACCAGCCAAACCACCATCAATAGCCCGCAACTCCACAACCTTGTCTTCCAACTCAGCCACCAACTCCGCATCAGACAAAGAAGAAACATCACGCCCAACCTGAACCTTCTGCTGAGGCACAAACCGCTCCGTATACTGCAAATACAAAGAAGCAGCCTTCACATCACCATCAGCAGCCTTCAACCACAAAGCATCAACCACAGCCTGAACCCGCTCAGGATTCACATTCAACTCAGCGCAACGACGATCCCACTCCCGAACAAACCGAGCATCCTTCTTCCACCGAGCAGGCGTATCAGAACAAACATCATTCTCCGCAGCCCACTCCTTAACCGTCGAAGGCACCCGATGACCAGGCGGCAACAACAACCACTCCAAAAACCTCTGCCGAACAGCAGGCAAACCAGACTCAGACATACAATAAACACACCACTGTCCCACGTCTTCCCAAAAACCATAATGGGACACTGGGGGGGGATAAAGGGGGGGGCGAACAAACAGCCTGAACGAACGAAACACACCAAAGTGTTTCGCAGAGGGAATACAAGGCAGAACAACAAAAGAACAAAACAGAAAACTGCCAAAAAATAAGTGGAGCTAAGGGGAATCGAACCCCTGACCTCTTCAATGCCATTGAAGCGCTCTAGCCAACTGAGCTACAGCCCCAAACACCCCCAAACAATAACCACCACACCCCCCAAAACACAACGCACCGCCCCTCCATATCTATACATATACATATTGTCGGGCATACACCCCCCACTGCATGGGGTAGGGCGGTGGTCGGTCCTGTTCGGGTGGTCGTGTTCTGTAGTTCTCTTCTTCTCTGACCTCCTGAATCGTTGACAGTTCAGACAACCACCCTCGACAGTTCTCGACAGTTTCAAAAGTGACCTGTGAGGGGGTCAAGTTCTGGCAGGCCGACGTTCAGACCAGAGGCGAACAGATGAGGCGGGCGCTCTGTTTTTTTTGTTTGCTAACTTTTTGAAATTGTGGTTTTGGGTCTTTTTCAGCTTTTTTTTGGTCTTTTTTGGTCTTTTTTAATGTCTGTTTTGGCCTTTGTTTACTGGGTTTTTTGAAATTATTTCAGAAATCGGGCTTAAAGTGTTGAAAAAAGACGCATTTCGTGTCTCTAATAAATGGAGGGAATTAGACACCCTAGATTAGAGAACTTAGGAGGTTCTGAAATGGAAACACAAAAGGAATACGACGAGGCAGTAGATCGCCTCGCTGAGTCAGTCGGGGATCGTGTAAACGATGCGCTAACTGAATTGAATGATGAGGGGCACAACTTTCAACGATGCTTGGAGGCAATCGAAGAGCAACTACATGACTATCTCTGGGAAACTATCGATAACAGTCAAGAGATAACTTTCACCTATCACCACTCAAAAATTATGGCGTTCTGTTCTGGTGCCGCTAAGGATGCTTGGCAAGATCTTTTCAGCGCTGAAGATTTAGCAACTAATAAATACGGCGGACAGGCTACCTATGAAGATATAACCGCACGAGTGGCGTTCTGTGCCCTCGAACATGACGTTAGGGAACGGTATGAGGTGGCGTTCAATGATCGTGGCGAACGTCGATGTGTGGCGTGTCCTCTTCCCGCTAAGGATGGCGGGACTGTTTGCGGCACTATCTTTTGTGATTCTTTCGTCGATGATTCAGTAAAGGCAGGTGCGTAGTTATGGCGACCACGTTCGACGAAATAGTCGGGTACACGTATCAGGCTGATAATTGGTGCCGTAGTTGTTTTAAGACTGCACTATGTGACCAACTGTATGCGGCAGGAGGTAAAACCAAGCACGCAGGCTACGTGTTGACTGTGGAGGAAATGCTTGATGGTTGGGCTAGTGGAATAGGTCTAGATCGATATCGTGAGGATTCTTTTGATAGTGATCGATTCCCAAAAGTGATATTTCATGATATGGATTCTGGCGAATGTGGCGGATGTGGGGAGGTGATTAGGTAACTGAAAAAAGCTTGATTAGCGAATATTTAGGAATACATAACATTAAACGATATGGAACTTAGGAGGTTCTGAATAATGGATAAATGGATAGTGACTTATAACGAAAAGGTCACGATTATGAACGATGGTTGGGAAATGACTGAAATGGATAATGACAAATTCACTTTCTTTCACCCATCCGACAGAGCAGGCGCTGAGGGTTTCTGCAGGGTAATCATTCGTGAGGGTGGTTGTGCACAGTTGGCAAGGTTCAAGCCTCAACCGTTGACGATGGTCGCATCGTAGGTAGTGGGTTCGACATCGCTGAGGTGGTGTTGTTCCTAGTGTCTAATGATGGATGCTATTTAGAGAACTTAGGAGGTTCTGTAATGAATAAAGGTCAGTTATTGGTCAGCATGGTTGCGGGTGAAACGCTTATAGATGAGTGGCAACTATGTGATGAGGAAGAGTTCATGAGTGAGGCCAAGCGTCTTATTGGTGAGTCGAAAACTTTGCTGAAATCAGATTTTGATTATGGCGAATTTATGCAAGTAAAAGATGTTCTAGTCGCTTGGTGTGGCGAGAACTTTTAAGAACTAGGAGGTTCTGAAATGAAATTTACATACAAGATTTGGAAAACTTATCGTAACTGGAAAGCCCCACTACCTTGTAACGACTGCAAGGGGAACACACGGCACTCTCTGTTTTGCGATAAAGCATTTGAAAGTGAGGTTCAGTAATGAGAAAAGAAATAAGTGTGCGAGATATTGGAGTTGGGAGGTGGTGGAATTTTGGTCTGATTGGCGGACAAGACGGACCTACTCAATTAAAAGATGAATCTACTTTTGTGACTGGTATCCGTTTTATGGCAACACCTTTTTCAAATGGAATAGTTGCTATTTACACCACTAACGAAATGGGTAAAGAAGAATTTTTTGAGGAGTTCCCTGCGGGATTCAGAGTTGTTTTAGGAGGTTCTGAGAAATGAGTAAACACTTTGTAACTGTTCAGTACACATGGGTGCTAACTGAACAGATAGAGATCGAGGCTGATTCTTGCGATGAGGCTAACGAAAAAGCCGTCTATGAAATGAATATGGCGGATATTAATGAGTTGAAATGGTGTTTGAAGAATCGTATTCAAACTGAAGGGCGCTTAAGGTCAGAAATTCTGATCGGTGCTTAGGAACTGAGGAGGTTCTGTAATGAATATAGGAATTTATATGGAATACACGTTTGAGGGCGATGTGTTCGATCTGATGGGTGAGGAGGATTTAGCCATCTTGAAAGATGCGATGGAGGCAGTCAAGCTCGATCATGATGTGGATTGTCTTTTCGAGAGGGAAGATGTCCAGAATGATGCGAGTGATGTAGTGGCTGATTCTTTTGGTGGAATGGTTGTTGATCCTGAGGAGGGATCGAGAGTTGGTAAGGGATGGAAGATTGTTGGCGGGGATTATTTTATGGATGATTTAGGTCAAATGATTTCTGAACGATTTAAGGAACAAGGTGGTTTGTCTGTTCTGTGTGGTTGTGAAGATTTCTGTGTCGCTTATTTAGGTGCTGATAAAAAGATCGCAAAGATTGAAAGTGAGGTTCAGTAATGAGTAACAGATATGGCGAATTAAATAGTTACTTGCAGAAACAATTTGATGGGCTTATCAATTCCGTAGCCTCTCACCAAGTTGGTGGGATAGATGTTGTTTGGAATTTGGAACATGTCCACAATTTGGAGGATGAATGTACGTGGCTAGTTGAGGGTTATCAACGTGAAGAGCGTGGGCTGGCTCAGTTTTGGTGGTGTGATTCACGTGAGCAGGCTGACGATCTTGTTAGGTGTTACAACTTGTCACTTGCCTCAGTAGATCAAATCGATGCTTGGAGGATTACACGGATTGCTGTTCTGGATCATGAATGGATTGAAGAAATTGAAGAAAGTGAGGTTCAGTAATGAAGTATTGGCGAGATAAAGATGGTCATGGGCGGGATCAAAAATGGCAAGAGCATTTACTTGAAAATGTTTTGATCACAGCCACTGAGGGTGGGATCAATTATTGGTCAGATGTTCGAGTTGTGAAATCTGGTCTTGAGTATTTGGTCAGTGTCGATGGTGTTGATGTAGATGATTTCGTATGTGACGATGACCATAGGAACGATGGTTTTGATGATGCGTCTGGTTTGCTGACAGTTCTTCTCGACCAGGATTTGGTCTGGAATGGATTGGTGAGACTTTCTGAAG